CCACCTCTTATCCAAGTATGACGATTGCCACTCGTTAACTTCACCTTACCTTTGAATGGTCTTCCCATTCCCTTCCGATACAGTAGCTTCGCTCCCGCGACAGCTTCTTGCTCAGTTGGTATTGGTAGATTCTCAGGCCACTTGCTATTAACAAGTCTTTCCCAATCTTCGGTTGTAGTCATGCCTATCTCCTTTGATAGCAGAGACTACACTAAACATATTCACAATTTTCAAGAGCGAGGCTTTTCACCTTTTTGTTGTTTTTATGCCCTATTGTAACATATGAGTTTTTCGATTTTGCCGTTTTTGGCTGTTTTTAGCCGTTTTTTGACCTCCAAAAAAATAAGTCATTGATTTTCAACGAAAGAAAGTTGTGAATAACTTGAAGAAAACGCTTTTTTCGATTTTTGGCGTTTTTTAAATTTTTGCTAAATCCTTTATATTTGAGAGTTGGTGGAGCCGTGCGGTACTGCCCCGCAGTCCAGCGGATTCGCTTGCGCGGTTTAACCGTTGTCGAACCTTATCTCAGCCCCTTTAAACCTTGAAAAGTATTTAAAAAAATAGTAGAGTCTCACCTGGCGGATTACTCGGTTGCGAGGGATTAGAGTAATTTGATTTGTAGGCCATCCTCACCGCTGAAAGGCCAATTACCAAACCGCCTCATTATTCTCATCTCCACCCGCGCCCAACAATCCCGCCCCCGTCACTGCCGCAACAGGAAGTGCCAAAGGCTGGGTGCGGCGAATGAAATTCTTTAAAACTTTTTCTTTTGGTATGCCCCGCTCCGCCGCGCGCTTTTCTAATATGCTATGGAAAATATTCATAAATGTATCTTGGGACGACGCATCGACGCCCGTGTCTTGAGCCGCTCCCATCCAGAACGATGCCTGTAATTGTGGCCCGGTCATGTTCATTTCTCCAGCTAAATTATTTACGAATTTTTCAAAGTCGGCGTATTCATTATTATTTGGCATATCAGCCCACGCCCCTTTTATTTTTTCGCCCTTTATAAAATCGAACATCCCGTCTAGTGGCTTTGCGGCTTTTATTTTTTTATTTCCGCGCTTACCTAAGACGGCGGCTTTGGCATTAAAATTATATGCTGGCTTCCCGTTAACTTCACGGGTTGAAATAAATGGTTCAACTTTTTTACCAAACTGTTTTCTGAGTTTATTGATAACCTCTTTTGATACTTCGCCGGACGTATGTAAAAATTGAGGGTCGTCACTCATCATAGCCATCATCCGCATAAAGTGTTTATCTGCGGCAATATTATTTGAACTCCCCATTAAACTTTGGGCAAAGCCCCGTGGCTTTGGATTTAAACGCGGGTCGGCTGTCGCGCCCCAAGCGTCATCATAATAATTACCAACATTTTTTGCTTGGTTGATTTGCATCTTATGTCCATAGCCGGAACCTTTTTTTGGTAACAAGTTACCACTTTTTAAATTTTGTGTCTGCATTGTTAATGCACCCGCGCCACTATTGGAACCGGGAAGTGGGGCATTCTCGGTAAAATAATGCGACGCATTACGCAAGTTTGGTTCGACCTTACTGCCTGTAGACGTCGCGCCGATTAATCTCAGATATTCGCGCCATGCATCGTCACCCGCTGTTTCGCCAAGTTCATCAATAAACATTTTTCTTAGGTCTTCAGTGTTGTACCACTCCCGCCCAACCTTTTCACCACGTTGAACTATGCGCCTCATCTCATCTGCTAATCCGGGACTATTATTATACCGATCCATCAGTGCGCTAAACCTAGCGGATGACCCCCTCGGAGGGCGAAAGCGAAGTAAAGAATAGTTTGTCCGATCAGGTGCGGCCCCTGGAGGTAATGCATCTAATAAGCCCCCGCCTTTTGAACCAAGATTACGTGCGGCGGATGCGGCTGATTTTATCCCGGCGCGTAATGGTTTTGAAATAACATTACCCGCAAGCGGGATTAAGCCAACTCCAGTAGCCGCGCCAAGTAGTGTCCCTTCTATTGGGTTCCCCTTTTTAAAGGCAGTGGCGGTATCGGCAACTCCGGCGGCGTCACCTGTTACGGGTAAAAATTCTGACGCGCCGACAATATCTCTTGCACGTCGCCTGTTGTGATATCCACCCCCAAGAATATTAGATAAACTGTTCGACACTTTATCTTGCCACGTTGGGTTATACGGCCTCATACTGCCGAATAATAATCCTTGCGGCGTAGAGTTCATACGAACCCTGTCATCTACCGTCATAGGTTTATACAACTGATCTAATAATCCGGGCATTAAATTTCCTAAGTAAAAGGGATTCCAGCTTTTGTTAGTTGGTTAAAAATTTCCTCGTTACGCTGTAACACTTTGGCGCGGTTTAGCACCTTTTGATCCCAAGTGACGTAGTTGTGTGTTGCGTTTTGTTGCGTACCTACACGGCTTCCCTCATCTAAAAAACGAGTGCCGGGGATGCCTATGCTTTTTAAAAATTCTGATGCCTTTTCTGGGCTTCCATGAATATCAATTAATTTCCTATATATCTCTGCCCCACTTGCGGCACTTCCAGAGCCTTTAACTTCATACACTGAAGCGTCATCGCCAAGTGATTTTAAAAAGCTGTCAGCTTCAGCTTGTGTCTCAAATTTTTGAGAGATAGGTTGTTTTTGACCTTTCGGGTAAACTCTAAAATCTGGCTCCATAATGCCACTTAAAGATTTTTGGATAAATTCACTTTGTGCGCTTAATGGCGCGTCCCAATCTATATATTTGGCAACGTCTTCGTCTGGGATGTCTATTTTGTAAAGTTGAGATTTTGTAGGAATTTTTCCTAATTCGTCCGCTACACGGTTTGCCGTGCTTTTCATTGATTCGTCATAATCGGCATTATTGTAACGCTTACGAAGTTCATTAGGAGTTTCATGCATCATTGCATTTTCCCAAACCTCCATTGCCTCATAATCACCACTTCTTTCGGCTTGCTTATATTTTTGCATCATAATTTCTTCGGCATCGTAATCTCTTGGCGAATACTGTTTTGCAACATCAGGTTTTTCCGCACTGTAAAAACCATGACCATAGGCTTGTGCGCCCTCGCCTTCGCCTATCTTATCCAAGCGAGGCCGTCCCTGTGGAAACCCCGGCTCCGCCGCCCACTTGTTAGGCCCACCGTGCCACAGGTTCATTCCAACAGTCGATGTCGCGCCCTTACGCAGTAACGACGGCAGATTAATAGCACCAGCCGCATCAAAGACACTTTTGTAGGCTGGGTGTTTCGGTGACGTGCCGTGCGGCAGTCTCATTGCCGTGCCTAAGTTATCAAATGTTTTCGCGGCATCGATGGCTATCTTAGGATATGTAAAATGCCAGTCTTCATTTTTATCCCACCCAATGGGCGATAATAATCCACCCCGCCTCAAGTTTGGGTCGGGGGCCATTAAATCCAGTAAACCGCCCATAAAATAACCTCTAAATTAATATCATGTTTATTGATATTCGCTATTGACCTTATTGTGACAAGTCACTAAGATAGTACCTACGTTAAATGAAACTGACCAAATAGGAGATCGACCAAATGACACAAGTAGTAGAAATTAGAAAAACAGCTCCCAGCAAATGGAACGTAAGAGTTGTAGTTCCTGCCAGCAATTCCAAAACTGGAAAAGAAGCAAGCTGGTTTTTCGGAGAGTTCAGAACAAAGATGCAAGCAATTGAAGCAATTGAAGCTCCCGGTGTAAGAGTTGCAATTTTTAATATGACATAAAACAAAACAGGCGGTGGGTTAACACCCCCGCCACCTACCTCAACCAAATAGGAGACGACCAAATGAAAACCAAATATAACGTAACTGAAAAATTTTTATGCACTCACGAATGTTCAGATGAGGCAATCGCGCTTTGGCATAAAATTGAAGCACTAACTGTTGATTTTTATTCCCAGGTAAAAAAAGACCAACCCTCTTTCAAAACTTTCGACTTGAAAGAAATGTTAGCGAATGAATTATTTCGTAAAGCAATTGAAAACGATTGGAGCGAATAATGTTAATATTGCCACCATTCCTTAACAGGAAAACTAACGGGATTGTTTCAGCACCCGTGCTGAGTCCCAAAAAAAATAAACCCAAAATTGCCAAACCACCAAAGGCAAAGAAATGGCGAGGAGCCGAGCGCGTCCACCTCCACCTCGCTGACCAGTGTCATTCAATTGGATCAGGCCATAGATACGTCTGGGCAAAGATCGGCACTGTATGGGTACACCTAGCTGACAACAACGGCGGGCGCGGCAAGATCGATATAAAAACCTTCAACAAATTAAGGATAGGATAGATGTTAGACCAAATAATAAACGGGGGGGTAACCCCCCGCCTCTATCCCAACGGCGGGTTTAATATTTTATGTCCGCACGTCTTGCACGTTAAAATTCTTCCATCGCAATCCAAGTCCATCCTGTGCCAAAAAGCGTAGCACCAAATACCCTTAATTACATCACACGTACTGGTTAGAATTAGGGTAACTAATCTTAGACTTCCACGGCTGACGGTAAGCACCAAACGACGCCATGCCTTCACGGTATCCGATACAAAGATAACGCATTGCATCGGCAAAATGCGAGTTATCGTCATGTAGAGGTAAGCCAGAACTCTCTTTAACACGATAATTCTTGAGTGCCTTTAAAAAATCAACACAATTGCCAGCGTCAATCCAAACGCGAGGTAATAAAGCGCGTACTGCTTCAATACCCTCGGCAACCTTTCGCATAGGCACGATGGTAGGATTGATACCAAGCTGGCGGAGTATGTCTGAACGGCGTTGTGCAGTCGCGCCCATAATTCTCGTATCTGTGTCATGAGGAAACAGATGGTCACCATAACTGTATCCCTTATCAAAAGCACGTTGCTGTAAAACTTGGACATAGTGACTAAGCCCCTCCCCAGACGCCTGATAGTCGTCGATAATTCTAATCTGAGACCCTGACGTCTCCTGCCAAAATATAATTGTTGTCTTGTCCCGTACACCGAGGTCAAAAGCAGTATTTACAAGTAGGTTTTCGTCGTGGGGTACTTTTCCTATACGCTCCTCATGCTCGGCTTTCGCGAGTTGCTCGGCGTAATATGCGCCGGTGATACTGGCTGTCCAGTCGCACTCCATTTCCTGACGATATATATTATCGGATAACTGCTCCCGCAGCTCATCTAATTCCTCTTGCGGCAGTACACTCGTCTTACTGGCTGGGAATAAACAGGCGTACCACTTCGAGTTTCCGGCATCCATTTCTGCCTTCGCTTGGTCGTATATTGCCTTAAATGCGTCGTCGCCTTTTGGCGTCCCTATCCATAAAACTTTACCCTGGCGGTCAGCAATAGCTGGCCTGACAATAGACGGAAACACCTTCGGGCTGATGTCCGCATATTCGTCAAAAATAACGGCGTCTAAAAATAAGCCCCGGATTTGTTCCGACGAATCATTAGAGCCGGATAATAAGTGTATTGTAATGCGCCCAGTGGGGTGCGGTATTTCGACCCTTAGTTTAGCGGCGTTGTATTTAACGCCTGGGAACATCTCCGTGGCGTCCTTTACGTACTGAAATGCGACCTTCTCAGCCTGACTAAAGGTCGGTGCTATATAAGCCCCCTGCGGGTTCTTATGAGTGCATTCAAACAGCGTCCTAACGAGCCAGTGTATCGCCATAAACGTCTTGCCGAAACGACGGTGCATGACGCAGACGTTGTACCGGGTGGCGTTGTCGTGGAACCTTTTTTGTAAGGGCCGGGGGGTATATGGGACGATAATCTTTTTAGGGGTCATGCGTCACCTGTATTTCTAAAAGTTGTGTGTTGTGGCTGTAAGTATCCTACCGTCGTCGCCGACGCCGCGGCTCCCTTGGCGGTGGGTCGGTCTGGTTAAAGGGGGGGCCTGTTTGTCGCATAACGTATATTATGTAAAGTAGCGTTAACACTTTAATCGTTTGTTATCAGTTACTTGTAACCAATGTCATTATTATGTGGAATATTATGGCCTATAAACACAAGATGTTGTGTCTGTTGGCTGTTCGCCTGGGGGTTGACGGCTTTCATTAATTAACTTGTTTTTGGTTAAGATTCGCGCGCGATCCTTGCGTTTGACGTCCGTCAAATGCGGGTTCATTTGCCACTTGATCTCCATCATTTGCCCAGGCAATTGTGTATGATCCTATCGCACCCTTCAACTCAACTGACGACTTACTCTCCGCTTTCAACACTGGGATCAGCTTCTCCGCCTTCCATCGATAATGGTTCAGCATCTTGTCAGCCTTAATCACTTCATCTCTTGTCGTTGCCGCACGAATTAAAGTCTCGCTCTCTTGCAGTAAAGTCTCAACATTCTGAATAAGTGCTTGAGTAAATTCGTCCGCAAGATTCTTATCAGCCTGACGCCATCGCCAGAAATTGCTCTGGTCTGGGTAGCCATCCCGACCATTGCAAATATCCTTGAGAAATTCTCCGTCACCAAACCTCAATAAGATTTGCTTGCAGATTTCCGCATTTTTCTTAGCCAACATAATCTCCATAAAAAAAATCCCTTAAACAAAAAGCTCGATGCGTAAACACCGAGCCATTATTTGTGGGACTTAATAACTGGGGAAATCTAAGGCGTTCCCTTTTTTTACCTTGGCCTAATTTTAGACGCAAAGATACAGGCGGCATTTTAAAACCTTTAACCTCAACGTCTAGTTAAAACGTACTTATCACACCATTATGTGTAAACGATTGTTAACAATCATAGAATTGTAATGCTTCCTCTAACAAATTAAGAGAGCATCGTCGCCCATCCCTAATTAAATTAATAACACTCGTAAAATTTTTATAACCTAATCGTCTGATCACTGCCCTGCTCCACCGAAAATATTTCCCTACAAAAAGTGGCTCATCCAAATTATCAACAGAGCTACTACGGGCATTTGGTACATCTATTTGGCTATAATCTAGCATTTTAACTGCGACATCATTTCCAATGTAAGCGATAGCTTTTCTAATTTCCATTATCGTATCTTCTAGTGCTGTCGCGAGAAGATCATTTTCAACCCAGTGCTGTATTAAATCTAATCTGCGCTTATCCAATGTCTCCGGGGTTGCGAACATATAATCTTTTTCCGACTGCTCCGACCTGTCAATGTAATCGTCTGTATCTGTAGTCACTTAAATTTACCCATAAATTTACTCAGGCTAACAACACCCTCATCTGCATCATAAGGGCATTGAGCAATGCCGCATGGCATGGAGCTAGGTTCCGGGCGTCCATGACCCTTCCTGCCGTAGATGCTGATACTGCAATGGTTGCAAGTTCCGACAACTCTCAAATTTCCACTCATTCTCCTGATTGTCTCCCAGTCATCCTCGCGCAGTGACACTTCAGTATTTCTGATATATGTCCGCAACAATTCTTCACTTTCAAGCGTCGCCAGCTTGGACAGCAAATGACCGAGCAAAAGTTTAAACCTAACAAGTTTTTTTTCAGTTTCCCGTGTACGCTCCAAAAGAGCAGTGAACGTGGAACTTGCTAAATTGGAGCTAATCCTGTCACAGCGTCGTTCCAACCTTTCATTACGTAACTGCCACTCCCCAATCTCATTTTTCAACTGCCTTTCTTTCTTTTTCATCTCCCTAATAATATCTCGCAGTGGCAATACTTTCTTCAAAATGGTATCTCCTCATTTAAACTTCTCTTATTATCAACACGCTTCAATTCAGCACCAGGGAACTGCTTTTTTGCTTCCCCCAAAACTGCAAATTTATCCTCGACTAGTCCAACGCACCTCGCCACTTCATCAAGCGCGTAAACTTTGATACCCTCACCGTCATCCGACCTAGCAAATGAATGGGCGTCTGTGTTCGTTTTAAAGAGGCAGTAGGCACTGTCATCTGTCCGCCAACTTGCCAGTGGCTTGGGACTAATTGGCTTTTCTCCGAGCCTCTCAGCTTCCGCGTCCAAAATCTTCCAACCACTGATCATTTTCTTAGACTTCTTGGCGACTAGCACCTCATCGTCAGCGTCAATTGCCGCATCCAATTCCGCTTTCGCTTTTCCATATCTAACCGCCAGGTCAACACCGACAATTCTGGGCAACCTATCGACGCCCCACTTCATCTCCATATCGAAGGCAATTTGATCTAATGGCTCCAACGCATAAAATTTTGCCATCTTGGAGACGACGCCA